TGTCTGAACGTAAATACAAACTATAAGAAAAAATACTTCTAGGTGTTACTCCACTAATGCCATCCAAAGCCACGACAACTGGTGTAGTCCACACAGAAGCAGTATCTTCACCTACAGCACTTTGGCTATTAAAAGTACAACGTGTAACGTACCAATTGCAATTTTCCATATAGCCAGTAGGCAATGCTTCAGACCAATCACCAAGTGCTCCACCTGTATAACTATTACTTGCAAAGTTGTAATGAATTATATCATCACCGGGTTTAGTAGGTGGACTAGATGCACACTGAAACAGCGCACCTTCATAAAGTGAACGGCCTTGTTCAGAAACTACTAAAATTACAGGTTCAGTCCATGGTATGTTGTCATCTATTCCCAAACCTACAGCATTAGCAATACCACTACTTATATAAGTAACTTCTCCCTCTACAGGCACAGGTATAGTTTGTGTCCACAATGAAGTACCGTCATCTACGCCTGTAAGTAACTTAGTGCTAAAGTCATATTGGCCTCCAACAGGAACATCAGAAGCTGTTAATGTTGTGGCTGATTGTTGGTATAAGTTTATTGGTAATACTGAGTAAGTAGGGGTACTGAATAATGTAGGTATGCTCCATCCTAATTTACTCCAAGTATTTGTTGCTTTGTCATGATTATAACGAGCAATAGAAACCCAAATACTCTCACCTGGAGCAGTCTCTTGTGGATCATCTGTCCACTTTGTAGCTGTAGCTATATTATCGGGAAATACTTCATTTAAACCATCATAACTACCTGCAGAAGGTATTTGTGGTGCTGGTGTTGCCTTATTAAAGAAAACAAAAGAATTAAATACACCATTAGCACCGTCAGTGTAATCATCACCGTATAAAGGCGTGTATCCATCTTCTCCTGAAAATCTTGTAGGAATAGTCCAGACTGAACCTATCCAGTCTGAGCCATCGTGTACGTATTTTCTTCTTGATACCCAGATAAAATTATTTGCACTGGGAGTAGTTGGGTCATCAGCCCAACCAGAAGGATAAATTTCTGCAGGCTCTGCTTCCGCTTCATAATCACCGCCTGTTGGTCTACTTGGAGCTGTAGCTCCATTTTTAAAAATTAATGAAGTATATGTGCCTGCTCTGCCATTAAAATAATCTTGATTTAGTTGAGGTATTCTTCCATCTAAACCAGAAAATCTAGTAGGGATCGTCCACGCAGGATCTGACCACAAACTACCTAAATGAGAATAAATAGTTTGAGACATCCATGTAGTTTCACCATCAACTTTTTCTTCTGGGCTAGTTGTCCAGCCTAAAGGTATCTGTTCACCAGTAGTATGATGATAGCTGCCTGTTGTAGGCGTACTTACTGTTCCAACTGCGTTCTTAAATATAAAAGAACGAAAGCTTCCCTTTAAACCATCTGAGCCAGCGGGAGCTTCTTGCGTTATGCCTGAAATAAGTGTGGGAGAACTCCAAGCAGTCTTTATCCAATCGCCATTTATGTTTTCTTTGTATCTACAAACACTTAAATAAACATTCGAATCATAGCTTATAAACCACGGTGTCTTACGCCATGACTCTGTTTCACCCATTGGAAGTACTTCTACCCCATTTATGTAAGAACCTCCTATAGGAGTGGCAGGGACTGTGTTATGTACATAATAAATATTAGTAATGTACTCACCACTAATACCATCAAAATAATCTGTGTTTTTTACAGGCGTGTAACCATCAGCCCCGTCAAATCTAATTTGTATCGGTGTGGTATAAATTGAATACGTTGTTTCTAATTCTGTTTCAGTTACTTCACGTTGTTTTCTAAAAAAATCACCATCAACTCTGACATCATGCCAAGTGCCAGTAGTACCATCTACACTAAATTTGTATTCAATATATTTATTAGCCATTGATTAATTCCAGCCATTACTATGAATACGGTAGTTGGTATCTTCTTCTTTATTTACTAAACCAAGCTCAGATATTTTTAAGCATGATCTTTCAAATTTACCTACGTAATTATTGCCTTCATTAACGCCATCAACACTTGGCAAACTTCCATGGTATCTACTAGCAATGTAATACAGCAATGCTTCTAAATGAGTGATAGGCAATTCAATTTCTTGGTTAAGAGGATCAAGAGTCTCTACTAAAATTCTTTGGTGATTGGCTCGATAAACTACTTTCATTAATAACTCATCTACAGGTTTAGGTACTGTAAAAGATGTTAAATTAATTAAGTTAATTGAATCAGGATCATTAAACTGATTTAAAGCAAAAGGTACATCATCAAGTGTGTTTACAATTGTTTCTATTTTTAAAATATTATCGGTAAAAGGCTTACCTGTATTGTCCACGATGTAACGAATAGCTTCTAAAGAATCTGTGTTACTAAGAGAGTATTTACTGTTAAGTGAGTATTCTTTTATAGCTGCAAACTGCTGAACTATTACAGAATCTTTTTTAAGATTAAATCGTTTATATAACTCATACAATCCTAAGTTTATGTGGGTAATCATAGAAGGGTAATTATTTACACTAATTCCCTGCTTACCTATAACAGTGTTTGCTAACTCACCATAAACTAATTGATCAAACAGCTCTGACAGCTTCATATACAAACCCTTATGTAAACAAATGTTTACAGTATAAACCTATGCAAGATAAGAAGCTAAGTAATCTTCCTCTTCTTCTTGATCATTCATGTCCCAAAGGTCATTTTCATTATCATTAGTAAAAGAGGTTTCTTCACTAGGCCGCCACACTACTAAACTGGCTAACATAGATATTGTGTCTATAAAATCATCATGTTTACTTTTAAATCCTTTTACAGAAGCAAGAGTTAATTCATTCATAGCTTCTATCATTATTGGCTCTTCTTTCATTTCTTCTGGAAAAAACATTATGTTTGATTTAAACCAAGGCACTACAATATTAAAACGCACCATCTTGTTGGTATTAGGTCTTATACCTGGCTTTCCTTTATTTCCTTCGCTGGCTAAATTAAAATAATTATTTCGTTCAATCATTTCGTTTTGAATCCAAGAAATAAACCCTCCTTGCTGACCTGATACTTCTATAGCTACTTGTTGTGGTTTGTATATTTGGCATAACTTAAATAAGTCATTTACGTTTTTATCCATAAGTTGTTTTTTACACACGCCATCTACCCAAAACCACTGTCCTCCACTACTTAGCGCCCACACAGAAATGACACTAAAGTCACTAGAATTAGCTTCACTTGTTGCAAAGTCAGTAGTGATGTAAAAGTTAAATTTACCTTTGTTTTTAATAACCGATTCGCGCTTGTACCAGGATATGTCAACGTCTCTAATTAAACGTTCTTCATCAGACATAATACGCAGCATTAATTCTTGGTTAAATGTATCTATCTTTCCTGCTTTAAGTGCTTTGGTGTACTTTTCAAGTACATACTCGTAAGTGAAACGATCTTCCCATGAACCTCTAAAATCTTCTTTTTTGCACGGGAATTCTTCACATACGGGATACACGTTTACGTACCACGCACCCGACTCTACTGCTTTATAAAGAGGGTCTTTAGAATTAAACGGAGTACCTGACCAGATTATTTTTGAACGTGTAGGATGTAATGCATAATCTACTGCTTTATAAACTGTGTCTTCTATGCTGGAAATAACAGTAGCTGATCTTGCATCTTCATCTGAAACCAAATCATCTAACACTGCAAGAACAGGTCTTTTACCCATCTCTTTGGCTCCACGCACTCCGGTCTTAGCGCCATAGCCTTTGACTACAAAGCGATTGCCATTGGTGTTATTAAATTCCCACCGTATGTCAGTAAACTTAGCTAAGGGTATATATTTTCTTAAGAACTCACTATTTTCATAACGAAATTCCAAGTTCTTACGCATGTTTTTTACACCATTCTCAATGCTGTCTGAAACATACAAAGCAAGAGGTACTGAGCCGAACCCCGGTATCTCACCGTAGACTCCAATGTATAAGAATAAGTATTCACCTAACAAAGTGGTTTTTGCTATTCCACGATGGCATAAATTAATTGTATTTTGCTTGCGTCCACTGATGTTATCCAACATCCTGTAATGGGTCACAGGTGTTTTATGCTCCTCTCCCTCATTACCGTTCACTAACTTAATAAAGTTAACAAACTCTAAGGCAAAATCAGTAGGAATGTAGTTTGAATCAACGGAGTAATTAACTTCGTTGATCCATTCTTCTACACTCTTCTTAAGTAATTCTGTACTCATCGGGTAGTATCCACTCCACTGTTAATACTTTATACGTCCATGCGCTCATTGCATGTAGTGGGTATTTTGAGCTAATTGAGTAAATTGATTGCGCGTTATACTTATGCGCTTCATCACTATCAATAATGTAACTAGCCAGAGCCTGCTCTTGAAAGTCTCATGACTTAACTACCTCAACAGGTTTAAACCTAGTTTCGTATATGTAGTTAGCTTGTACCTTGCTTATCCACACTTCATCAGATGTAGGCGGAGGCTCTGGTGCGAGCAACCCATCAACCATGAGATCAAGCTCTGCCGCTGTTAATCCCGTACCCTCGTCATCATAAGGATAATTGAACCCCAATGATGCTATGTCAACTACTGCGGGAGGGTTATTAGCACCCGATACAAACAATGTTATTGTGTCGTATGTAGCAGCGTGAGGATACATTCCTAATAGTTGCTCTGGTGCTTGTGCTGTGTCGTAAATGTAGTATTTTGGTATATTCATTACGAAGCCACCTCTATTAATCGTTTGACTGATACGTTGTCTATTGATGCACTGAAAGGTGTGCCGCCTGTACGCCTGCCGATTATCAAACTTGTACCGCCAAGTTGATTAAAAGTAAAAGTATAATTGCCAGTTGTAGTGACAAAACCTATATCTTCATTACCAGCACTTTGTATCTTAATTCCAAGGCCACTCTCTATAACTACATCTAAATTTATACTGTATTGTTTGTCACCCTCAAAAACGTTAGCTT